CATTATTTATCACTCCCTTTTGCTGGTTGGTGTTTAGCACATTATAAAGGTCCATCAACCCCTTGCCCTGCGCCGCCGATAACGGCAGCTTAGCGTTGTCGGTCACGCAGTTATTAACGATCTGCCCCAACAGGCACACACCCGTCATCCAGTTCCGGAGATCTCCGAAAAACTTCTGGACCTTGCCGAGGACCGTTTTGGCGCTGTCTCCTGCTGCCGGTACCGGATATTCGGCCTGAGATTTCTCCGTGGCTGCGATCACCGTCTCAGAGATATCCCCGCCATTTCCATTTACTTTTTTCTGTTCCAGCTCCAGGACGTCCTGCGTGGTTGCGGTACCTGCAGTATTAACCACGAGTGAGATCTGTGCTGCCTGCGACACCGTCAGCTGCACATTGTAGATAAACGATGATGGCGCCACTCCGTCATATGCTGGCATCTGATCTGGCGTGATTGCCTGGCAGACTGCAAATAAGATTTCATTCTCCCCATCCGTAGCATACACACCCACGTTCTGGATCAGATACGCCTCGTTGATCTGTTCATTACCAAACAGTGACCGCACGCTGATGAGAGTATCGTTGGCAATCTGGACATTGGACGGAATTACGGTCTGCCTGATTTCCTGCAGATCTGTCAGCTTAGTCAGATCCGTGCCATCCGGATAAACATACGTTGATGTTTTCGCATGAGAAAACTGCATACTGGCTTCGCCGGCCACCGCACGTGCCCGAAGTGCTTCGCCTGCATCTGTGATAATTGCTTTTTTATATACGCCCATAGGGTCCTCCTTAAATTGTCTGTACAAAAGTGCCCGACATGATTCCGGCTGCCGTCAATGCTCCGGAGATGTAATTGTTCACCTGCTGATTGGCGATAATCTTTATGTGTGCCGGCACAATATCCCACAAAAGATCGTATAGAAGATCCACTGCCCCATATCTGGATGATGTAACCGATATGGTAATCGTGCATTCTTCTGGACCGACCTGCATGGTATAATCACTACCAAAAAGTTCCTGAAGCCGATCACGAAGAAATCCAATAGAGAACGGCACAATTGTATTATATTTTGATAACAGCCGCTGTCGACGATACTCAATCGTCTCTCCAGGCTTTGCCACGATAGAAAACTGTTTTTCTATTAGTACAATAGATTTCTCATCTGCAGTCTGAATATAGAAATTATTACGGAGCTTTTGGATATCATTCTCCAGGTTATCCAGTTCTGCGCCATCCGTTCTCATAAGTTCCTTGAACTCCAGCACCGGTCGGAAATACTCCGGCAATATCATCATCAAATCAACCATTGATTGTTACCACCCCCAGGGAAGGAATCTGCTGAAGCTCTGCAGTCTCTGTGAGAATCAGATCTCCTGATTCTCCGTTGATCAAAACATTGGTCACATTGATAATGTTGGGAATTTCCAGAATGGCAGCAACAATTCTGGAAGAATACACCGCCACCACATACGTTATCCGCTGACTTTTAATTGCACTGCCCCAACTTTCGCAAACTGATTTCAAATAATCCTGGATTTTCTGCTCAATCTGTTCCTGGTAAGTCTCGACGCCTGCCTGTACAGTTGCAGCAAACTGCACCATGGCAGAAATGTTCAGCACAAGGTTGGTGGCTGTAGTTATGGTTACAGCCGCACCGATCGGGGCAATGCCGTATCCGTTTGCGGATGCGGAAGTTCCGCTTTCCTCTGTCGGACATATCGTTGCCTGTACCTGCTTTACAAGGCCAGACTCTGCCGGTGTCAGTTCACTGTCCAGAATGCTGCACAATACTGTACCACCGCCTTTCCACGCAGGATAAACCTGCACAGCCCCGACTCCATCAATGGCAAGGATCGCATTCCGGTATGCCGCGATGTTACCGCCAAACGCAGCCACATCAAAGGTTTCAAAAAAACGAGCTCGCAAGGACTCGTCTGTTTCATCCGCAGTTCCAGGTATAAGAATTTCCCCGATCACCGCGCTTTTGATACCAGTTCCAGGTGTCACAGGAAGAATACTTCCGGAATAGGCGTTTCCAATCAGGCCAGGCTTACAACAAATAAGCTCATATGTATAAGCGCCATCTGATGCTTTTATCTGATCTCCTACCTCAAAAAGCACAGAATTGGCTCCATTGATGGTCTTAAAAACAGTTCCTTCCGGAACTTCAATATCAAAGGTTCCTTTCCGATGCGCTGAGGTTGCCAGTTTTCTGCTCACACCGCGCTCCGCAACGATGTTGTCCAGATACTCCCCTACGGCACTACCGGCATAAGCATTTTCCTGCACCTGCGCCAGTAACATGTAAATCCCCTCCAGATACCAGGCCACAGGTCCAAGCGCAGTCTGGATCATACTGCCCTGGCGCTTGTCGATCGTATCCGGAACCCTGCTAAGTAATTCTGCTTCTATTTTCTTCTGCGTATATTTTGTGTCATTGAAATCAATCACAGAGCCACCTCCTTGTTTACCGTTCCGAAAACAGTCACTACTTCAAAACTGACTGCAAGAACTCCACAGCCCCTGTCTTGAAAAGACCAGTTATCCACGGATATAATCCTGCTATCAACAGAAAAAGCCTCCTCAACTCTGCGAGGAAGCTCACTTGTTATGTATGCGTATTCTTCGCCAGGAAGATCTTCCAGCTCTGTTCCGAAGTTACTGTCATAAATCTGCCACCGGAAACGCTCATTCTGTAATATGATATCCACAGCCTGCCGCATCGCTTCCAGGCCATCATTCAAGCCAGCGATCTGTTTGGAGTTCCAGTCAATCAAAAACGTATTCGTGGGCTGTTCCGCTACTGATAATTCTACATCCAGGCCCACGCCCTCCGGTAATGTTGCCATAATGCCTCCTTACTGTACTTTTGACAGTACGATGTACCGCTGACCGCGCTGCACGCGAAGCATCACCACGCGGTCTCCGGCGGCAAGCCCAGGATTGATAACAACGGTTCCGCCGCTTCCGCCCTGGACCTTGGCCGATCTCGCTACCACAGAATCTGTCAGAATCAATCCTGCTTCCGGTTTTGGCTCCGCTGTATTATCCACCAGAATAGAAAGCGGTCCGACTGATACTACCGTGCCGAACGCCAGCTCCGTCGGTTTCATGGCCTGCTGATTCTCCTGCATGATTTGCTGCAGTACTCCTAATAAATCAGACAACTGACATCCCTCCCAACTGACTAAAATCTTTGACTTCGATGCTCATGGTGTGCCCGCCGCCATCAAATGTATGCGTGACCTTTTCTGTCAGCATCAGGCGTACCATGGACAGTTCCCTGATTGCTCCGATTTTCACCGGAATGATCATGCCCGCACGCAGTCCCGGAATCCCCATAGCATCAATTGTGATGGTCTGCAGTACACGATTGTAATACTGCAGATACTGTTTGCACATTTCATCAATCTGGGCCTCGTTCAGATTTTCATCCACCTCATCATAATACTGTAAAAGTCCCCAGGACTTGATCGTGTCGGTATCCTCATGCACGTAGGCATCCGTCCGGCCTGATTCTTTATTTTTCCGCACCAGCTTGATCCGGTTATAGGTATCGCTGTCAATGTCCCGCTTGTAGGTGTAATCCGTGACCAGGCTTTTGTCCCCGATCATGGTCTGGATATACATATTTTTTGCTTCCCTGAGAGACAATTTTCCGCAGTCGTCGTAAAAATTATAAATCTTACCTGTCTGCACAATCGTCTGGGACAAGGCATCGAAAATAATATCCATGCAGGTTTCATTTTCTTTATCCAAATACGGAAAAACATATCCTGGATCTTCCATATCTCCCACAGCAAGGCCAAAATCTGCGGCAATGCGCTGAATGATCTGCGGCAAGCTCATATTCTGGAATAAATAGCTTGCGCTGGCTTTCAGATAGCGGATCTGGTCCCGGGCTGTATAGGATACCTCACCGTCCCGGTTCCGCTCAGCAGTAAACACATAGCCTTTAAACATTTTCGTTCCATCTGCAGTAAACTCCACAGAGCTTCCTTCCGGAATTGCAATCCCGGATTCTTCCAGAAGTGTGAATGAAAGGAAAGCTGGCGCATCAAACCGCTGGGTGGACAGTTCGATTTTGGTAACTACTTCCGAATAATCCACGATGACCGTCTGGGTTGCGCCGCCCGACGCACTGCTGACCGTCTGAACCGTTAATGATATGTTATCAATCATGATCTCACCCCGTTATCTGCAGCTGGCTTTCTGCCACCCAGCCGTATGATCCCACGTGAACCGGATAGGCCGCGCCGGAAACGATCCGTGTCACCGTTGTACTCAGATTGTTCGCTGTGCCGTGCGGCTTGCTTCCGGTGCTGTCATAACAGTATTCTCCATTTACAACCACGGATGCCCCTACCCGCAGCACCGGTGCCTCCACCGCCCGGTCAGTTCCTGTATCCGCAGAAGCCTGTACGGTTGGAGTATCCTGTGTGGCTGGCTGCGTCACAATACTGACTGTCTGCGGAGAAAAATTCCGGTATTCCTTCAGGGTAATGGAATAATAGATATCTCCCGGCTCCCCGCCTTTATCCTTGGTCTTAAACTCATCAATGGTGCAGCGCATATTGGTATCATACAGACCAGAGCGGCTGATAATGAGCCGCCCTTTCTGCTTATTTTTCATTGCTTTTTCAATCTGCTTCACATACTCCCCAGGCTTCCGGCTCTGCGTATTGACATACGGTGCGGAACGGTCTCCCGGAAAGAAAGATTCCCAGGAGACCTCCTTCAACCCCGGCCGGCGCTGCACTGTAACCTTTCCGACTCCCAGAACATCGTACTCTTTATCGTTGCTCGGATATTTGATCTCGATCGTTTCCGGATTCACCGGGATCTTCAACTTTTTGCCAAAGCGCAGATAAATTGCTGTTGTGTTTTCCATAGCCGCCTCCTTATCCGTGAGATACCGCAGTTCCCGCCGCACTCTGTTCGATCAGAAGCGCGCGGAGCTTGTCCGCAATATCCTGTGCGGTCAGATTCTTTGCTTCGCTTTCCGGAATTGATACCTCGATATGGGGAGCCAGCGTTTTCAGTTCAATCTGGTTCATATAACGCCGCTCAGCCAGATTCCGGTAAAGTTTCAGATCCTCATCTGACAATTTCACATCGTTATCAATCTTTCCAACACTGCCAACCTTTCCGACATTTCCAATATCACCAAGGCCGCCAGCACCATCACCCAAATTCAGATTCCCGAAACTTCCGGCAAGATCCGAAACATTCAGGCTCAGGTTATCCAGTTTAGAACCAAGGCCAGCGCCGTAGCTGCCCCACTGCTTCATGGTCGTCCCAACATCCAGGTTGGCCATACGCTTGATCTGGACCGCATTTTCTCCAAAGGTACTGTCAACCCAGGATGATAAATCATTACGGAAGCCATTTATCGCACCAGAAATATTGGATCCCAGAAGAGCATCGATGGCACTCGCTGCAGTCTGGACCATTCCAAGGATCGTGTCCAAAAGTCCTGAAAACAGATGTGCAATCGCGGCCACAGGATCATTAAATACATTTGCAAAAAATTCTGCGAATGTTGCAATAATATTCCACAGAGATGCAAATACGTTGTAACCAACAGCATAGATAAAGCCGAACACGCCACCGACAACGCCGCCAATTTCCTGCATACCTGCACCATACTGCTGCGCCGCAATCAAGGCACTGGCAAGCAACGCAACTCCGAGAATTATGTACCAGTTTGCCAATGCCCATGATGCAGCCTTAGCCAGGTTTCCTGCGATTGTAGCAGCCGCTTCTGCTGTTGATGCAGCTTTCATTACTGCAATTCCCGCTGCAATCGCCAATAATATCGGAATAATGAAATCCATATTATCATGCACCCACAACGCTCCCCGGCCAATCGCCGACAACGCATCGACACCAGCAGACGCAAGCATGGAGAAAAGCTGGATTCCTTCACCAATGATTTCCTGGCCACGGTCCGTATTCAAAAACTCATTCCACTGTGCCGCCATGTTCTGAACACCGTGCTGCACGATGTTCTTTCCCATAGTCATGGCATCGGACAGCGTCATGGGGATAGACTCAAACTTTGCGTTTGTCTGATCAGCCATGTCCAGCATGGCATTTTTAACCACCTGTGCTGTGACCTTGCCATCCTCAGCATATTTCTTTATGGATCCGGATGCCCAGCCCATGCTCTCCTCAATGGCTCTGGCAATTCCCGGTGCGGCTGCCAGAATCGAGTTCAAATCCTGACCGCGAAGTACACCTGCTGCCATTGCCTGTGTAAGCTGCACCATGGCGTTGTTCTGCTCCTGCGCCGAAGCGCCGCCGATTTTAAACTGCTTGTTGACCTGTTCGGTAAAGGCAATCAGCTCCTGGTTGGAAGAAAACGCATTTTTCGCATTCAGGCCCATCTTGCTGACGGCATCCGCAGTATCAAAATACGATGACTTGGCCCGCAAAGCAGACTGATAGATCAGCTCATTCAGCTGTGCCGTTGTCTGCTGGCCGTCGTTGATCAGATTCATACGGGCATTGACCTGTGCCTGCGCATCAGAAAAACCGAGAAAAGATTTTGCCAGGGCAAGTGCGCCACTTGCTGCCGCAATCTTCTTAATTGTTCCAAGCAGTTTTTTGGCGGCATTGTCTGTTTTCTCGGTTTCTTCTTTGTGCCTTTGCTGATTCTCAACGATCTGCTCCAGAAGTTGGTTCGTCTGCGCAGCCTGATCACCTAAACCGCGGATTGCTCCAATGGTTGCCCCTGCTGATTTTCCCAATGCATGGGTAAGGCTCTTGTCCAAGGCCGTGGTAGTTGCTACGGCTCGATTTCCAAGATCAATGAAGGTATTGAAAGAGGATGAAAACTGGTCTGTCAGAAGCAAGGTTTCATTAATCACACCCATTTACACCGCACCTCCCTTTCTCATTGCCTCCAGTTCTTTTGATTCTTTTGTTATTAGCGCCGACATCAACAACCGTTCCCGGAGTGGAAGGTTCATAACCTCATGTGGGAAAATACCGTGGTCGCACAGCATTCTCTGCATCAGCTGCACATCCAGGGTATTTTCCGCAATCAGTTTTTTGCTTCTTCCTCGATATCTTCCAGATCTTCATCATTGTCAACGATGTCATTGAGCTCCCTGATTTTACGCACCAGGAGATTGTACTCCCCCATGGTCAGCATACGGCCTGGAACTTCCAGCGGATCCACAGTCTTATAATAAGCACACAATTCTGCATTCTTAAAATTGGGCTGCACCACACAAGCCCCTACCAGAAGCTTTCCATACAGTTCCGTATCCAGTTCCTGAACCGCACGGCCATTGGAGCGATTTTTCTTCGTAGCCTGCTTCAATAACCGGTTGTTGGTTGCCTGATCGATCACACGGATCACGAACGGAACCGGTTTTCCATTCTCATCTACTGCTCTCTTGGTAATCACAACCTCTTTGGTCTCATCCATGACCGGTGGTAATAAAAATGCTTTAATATCTGCCATAATTTTCATTCTCCTTTCTTACGCTCCCAGCTGTTCCGGATCGTGGAACCAGTTCAGCACCTCAATATTTGTGTAGGAAAAGCCAACTTCCATATCCAGTGCACTTGATTCTACATCTAACTTCTGGACAGGTAATTTACTAAGTTTCACATTGTAATACACCACGGTCTGCGTCCCGACTGTAGTGGATGGATCATCATTCTCGATCTGCATAGTAAAGTACGGCAACTTTCCAGTCTTCAGATATTCATCCAGAAGCTTCAAAAAATATGGTGATCCATAATATAAAGTCATAGTTCCGGTAAGCTTCACCCCGGTCGTTTTTGTCTGCACCAGAGTAGTTCCAACTACCTTGAAATCCTCTTCCTGAAATTCTGCATCTGACTGGAATTTTTTCATTCCAAACATCTGATGATTTTCGCCGTTAATCTTAAGAAATCCACTTCCGGATTTACCATTCAACGCATCGCGCTCAAGTAAAAAACTCATATCCCGCCTCCTTATTCAGTGGTTGCGCTGCTTCTTGTTACCGGAACAGTCATATAAATTTTCTCAATGCTGTCCACTGGCTGGATGTACGCCGTAACTGTAATGGCATCTGTAGCGTTTCCCTCAGCTACGGTAACATCATCCGCAACAAAATTTTTAATGCCATTATTTGCCTGCAGCTCATTGAGATATCCGATGATCCAGCCTTTAAATAAATCGCGTCCGGATTTATTGTTGTTCATACCGCCACCGATATAATTTTCCGCGCACTCCTTATAAACATCATTACAGTACTGATTCAATACACGCATAACACGGTTTTTGGAAAACTCCTTCTGCTTCGTGGTTGTATATGAAGTCAGCGTGTTGATATCCGTGCAGACCTTCACTTTATCAAATTCCTCAATAAACACGATCTGTCCGGCCTGAATTGCCGCGTTTACCTTCGATGAGGTCAGCTTCGGCTCCGCTTCAATTGCATCTGGGTACCGCGCATAGGTCAGGGACTGGTTGTACTTTGCCCCTGCTTCTGCCCCGCCCAGCCACCAGGTAGCCTGCTGTGCCGTGATTACAGTTCCATCTGACAGCTTTACGCCATTGCCGACAGAGATAACCCATTCACTGTCACAGGTTGCCGCATCGGCCATCACAGCCTGACACTTCCTGCCAACATCATTGGACAGGCGTTTTACGAAAGCCGCATAAGACTGTTTCACGACCGCCTCAGCTCCGTCATAGATCACGATATCAAACCGGTACGGCTCCAAGGCAGTCAGAAACTTTGAATAATCCGCCGTGGCTACGGTAGGATCAACGCCGCCAATTAAAGCTTCGCCTGCTGATGCAGTCAAATCTCCGGTACCGCTAAATTCTACCCAGTCATTTTTTACCAGGTCTGCCACCGTCTTTGCATTCTGCTCATCCACCACGCTGCCATCGATCACCGTAGACACAGAAAAAGTATCTTCCGCATCCGGATCCGCGGAAACTACCATTGTAATGTCATTGCCGCGCACACCGGTATAAAGCGCAGTAGCTGTCAGATTTCCGACCGTAGCCGCTGCCTTCGCGCCTCCGGTTCCAGCCGGACGGTAAAGCAGAATCTTTGCCGGACCGTAAACAGAAGTGCTGCCCTTCATCATTTCGCGTAAAAACAGCGCTTTATCGGATGTGATATCATAGCCGATATACGGTGTCACATCATCACCAGGAATGATTGTCTGAATCACTCCAACCGGTCCCCAGGAAAGCGGTTCCGCGATTGCGACGATTCCCTTATCTCCCACATTCACCGCGGTGCTTGCCTGCGACAGAGTGTTGATATAGGTTCCCGGCTGGATTTTGTTCTGACTTGACCATATTCCTCCTGCCATGTCTTAATTTCCTCCCTTCAGATATTTGTCCAGAAGCTTCTTTGCTCCGGGAATAGAATAAGCCGGCTCCACCAGGATTGCCCTGGCAAAATCCGGCTGATATCCGGCCAACTGTTTACTCTTTAAAAGTTTCTCGGTCGGATACATAACTTCATTCTGTTGCGACATCGCAACGCTTCTTTTAGTCTTTGACTCCGGCATAATTTCCCTCCATTTTCCGCATTTTGGTTTCATCTTCCGGGAGGCTCACGCGCTGCCGGATGTGAAACTGATAATGCAGTTCATCATCTTCCTCGTTCCATTGCCGCTCCTCCGTGCGGATCAGCGCTGTATTCCCGTCTGCATCCGTGTAAGGAAACAGTTCCAGCTTCTCATCCAGAAACTCTGCCACCTCGTAAATCTGGACATTCCTGGAAGCAATATTGCGCTGCTGCACAAACACAATATCCAGTCCCAGATCCCTCAGCATCCGGTTGCCAATATGCGGCTCTACCGTGACAGGCGTGGTGAAGAAAATGAAAAAGCAGGGAAACTCTGTCCCCTGCTGGTTTGGACTGGTGTACACCGGGCAATCTGGATACTGGCCTTTCAGCACCCCCGCCAGGCTGTCCAATAAACTCTCAATAGTAAAGGTCACTGAAACGCCTCCTTTACTCTCTTTTCCAGTTCTGACCGGACCACAGAACGATACTTTCCGATACCTTTCTGTTTCATATAAAGCCCTTTCACATATGGCGTTTTGGTTCCGACTACCAGGCCGCCGTCCACGCCGTCCGGTGCCAGTTCCAACCGACCGCCATTTACAATCAGTCCCGGAACAAAATGCTTGTCTACGCGGTGCCCATCATTCACATAGGATGCGTACTGCATCTGGTTGGCCAGCGTTGTCCGAACACTGCCTCCGGAATAAACCGGACTGGTCATACTGTCAATAGACCAGTGCTGCGCCAGATCTCCGCTTCTCATATTCGTGCCGGCAATGGCAGCGCTGCCATTGGGCGGGGTGCTTTCTGTTGCCACACGCACTGCCTCTATGGTCGCCCCCTCAGCCACTTCTACCATGATTTTTGGTACATTCTGCCCGGTCTTCCGGAGTTCTTCCAGGCGTTTCCGCATCTGGCTTCCAAAACTCGACATTTTGGCATCACCTCCCCGATCCGATGAGATTGTCCCGTAACAGCCCCACTTCCTTATGCTGCAGCTGTGTCAGGGCGCCGCCAACCGGATCATAATAATCCTGCGGGGTTCCGGCAAAATACCGTTCCGGCTTTCCCTGTATCCCAAGACCGCCGCCTCGGATCACTTCCAGTTCATCCCCCGCCTGAATATCTACAGACAGATCGCAGGCCATTTTCTCGGTTGACCGCTCAGCTGCTGCCGTGCCAGTCAAGACCGGACCGTCACGCTTGGAACTGTACACGCGGCAAGGTATTGATGCTGCGTTGATTTTCTTTCGGGCCTGTGAAGAAATATTCCCCTTCTGCTCCGTTACCACGCGGTAAATATCGACTGTATCCGTATACCATCCCGCAAAAATCGGATTGTCAAATAACATACATACCTCCCATTCCGACCAATCTCGCCATCGTGACAAGCTGCTGTCCATACTGTGTTGCGTTCCATGCTCCCCACTTCTCAGTCCCGGCAGTGATGGCGCTGTTATCATAACTGATGGTGGTGTCCCCCATCGTCGCCGACTTGACTGCGCCGGTCTGCTGTGCTCTTGCTGCTGCCTGCGCCGCCGATGCAGATGCCTGAGCATAGGTCTGCAGATACAGTGCCGAGAAGTGCGCCGTGTAAAGTCCGGCGGCATAACGCCACATGCTCCCCCACCTGGAGGGAAGCACGCTGTTATTTGCCTGGGAAATAAACTGGTCCAGGATTTTCTCCGGCACCAGGCTGTTCTTTTCTGCATCCAGAAACTGCGGAAAATCTTCCTGGAATATGGCGGCTGTGTAGCTTCCTGCTTCTCCGTTTCCCGGCACATTAGCCGCTGCGTCCTTTGCCGCCATAAAAGCCTCATTCATCTGCCACATGCCGCCACCTCCCTACTTTTCTGCGCTTTTTCTACTTTTCTTTCCTGCTGCAGTATCCTGATTCTCTGAATCCGTTTCCGGCACGTCTTCCGCAGGTTTCTGGGCATCCGGTCGGATATCAGTTGCCGCTGCCTTTTCTTCGGCTACTTCGTCAGCCGCCTCCAGCTGGTTGTCTTTCTTTCCGACAGGAGTCGAGATCATACCGGAACAGATCGCAGCCTGGACCATCCAGTGCGCCGCAATATCATCCGGAATTTCCCCGATGTAGTCTTTCGGAATCCGGTACGGTGCCCGGCCAGGAATCTGAATCAGAAAATTACGCTTTGAAATAATAAACATCTCTCACCCTCCTTAAATGCCGTCTACATACAGCATGGTATTGTCGTAAAACATCTCGGTTTCAGACAGATTTGCTGCATATGCAGTATCAAAGCAAAAATGTGCTGTATTCGGCCCAGTCATGGCGCGGGTCAGAGATGCCAGCTCATCCATAGCCAGGTAACGCTCCTTGTTGCAGTAAACCACCATGCGGTCCTTACTGGATCCACTAGCGCCCTTGCACCATTTGCATCCGCCGATAAAGAGATCACTGCCATTCTTGGCCGCCACATTGTTATCCAACAGGAAGGTCAGAATGGTCTTTTCCGCCTGGTCACTGACCTTGGTGGTTGCCAGGTAGTTGTACTGTTCATACGGCATCAAAATGTGATTCGGAATCGCATCGTTGTCATATTCAGATGCGGCCCATGCGAGGATGATCGCATTATTGACGTCAGCCAGGATCTGGTCCGGAGTCTTACTTGCAAAAGTGGTGCCGCTTTCTGTTCCAGTTGATGCCGCGTTGGTCACTGTTACATCAGGATTGTTGATAATACCGGTAGTGCCCAGGCGCTGGAAGCCTACATAAGTGTTCTCGTCCATGTGCTTGTCATAAGTCAAACGCACGCCGTCTCTCACCAGGCTATCCAGATTACGGCCAGTCATATTGCCACGCTGCATATCTGCCCACATGACACGGGTACCCAGTGCTACCATGTGTGTCTTAAAGGTGCCCTTGTCAAAGTTTGCCTGTACCATCGGGATGCCATTTGCGCCACCAGCATGTGCCAGATTATCCCCGGAACCACCAGCAACACCGTATCCTACAGACATCGCAGACACAGTCTCAGCCCAGCCACCACCGACACGCATCGGAATATCCCGGGCATAAGTAAAACTGGTCAGCGGAGTGCGGAGCATCATATCTCTTTTTTCAAGTTCTGAGGTCAGGAAAGCCTGACCAGAAGCAATGCCTGCCGCATCCATCGCAAATCTTCCAGCATTGCCTCCTGCTGCGGCACTCGCTCCCTGTGCGGTATGAGTGCCTAAATCCATTGTACCTACGCTCTTAAAAGCCATTTTGGACCTCCTTCTTTACACATTGATCATGTTTAAAATACTCAGTTCTGCTACACCATTGACATCTGCAGGACCTCTCCACTTGGCATTGGTCAGCTTTACGCTGTTGGTGCTGTCTGCCACCGCCTCAAAGCCACCCACAACCGCATTCGGATAAGCGGATGTATTCGGCTTGATACGCACATACACATCACCACCAAATGCCGGGGAGCCATTCTGGCACAGCACATTGATACGGCCGCGCTTAAATACTGATACAGCCTCGCCCGGATTGTACGCTCCGGCGCTCTGATCTAAGTAATTGGTCGCTGTCTTCACCTCTCTGGCTGCCACGCCTACAAAATCAGCTGCAGCTGTACTTTCTCCTACCGGAGTAACAGCTCCACTCGTTCCATACACTACAGCCTGGCCGAAAGTTACTGCAGCATCACCAGCAAGCGGGTGGGAATCCACCACCATATCAGGCTGTCTTGAATAGCTGCCCGCAAAGCCAAACGGCATAGTTTTTCCAATTACCTGTCCTTTCATAATCACTTACCTCCATTCTCCGCTTTCTTGTGCGGGTTCATATTGTCATAAGCTGCCTGCAGCGCTGCTTCGTCCATAGATGACTTGCTGTCTGCAGTTTTCTGGGCGTTCTTCTGGACGGTTTTCATGAGCTTGGAAAGATCATTCTCTCCATTACCAGAGCCCATTACAGCGCCGATCAGCGCGTCCGTCACAGCCTTGCGCTGCTTCGGATCTGAGATAGCTGCTACAGCCGGTCTTGCGGCTTTCAGAATAGCCGCCGCCATTGCCTGGTCCATAGAACCGTTATTGTCGGTGTCCATTTCCTCTGCAGGCACCACTTTAGCTTCCTCTGATGCCCCTTCATCCCCTGCCTTCTTTTCTTCCGATCCTTCCAGCTTCTTGATTGCGGCATCCATAGGATCTTCCTCGCCGCCCTCATCCGCACTTTTCTGATCCACAACAGCCAGAAGACGGTCGATTTTCTTGTCCAGCGCATCAAAAAATGCAGCATCCTTTACTGCTGGCTTTTCTTCATCCTTCTTTTCCTCAGATGTCTGACCGCCAGCATTTTCCTCCTCATCCAGAGCAGCCGCTGCATCCATAGCCATCTGCTCGATTTCTTCCTGGCTCTTGCCGTTCACAGCCTGCCCGAAGAGACTAAAAACCAATCCATGTTTCTTCATGTGCTTCCTTTCCGGCCGTTTTCTGGCCTGTTCTTTGATTATATTTGAATCTAAAATTGCGGCCCGCTTTCCGGCTCTCCCCCGTTCAACGACCGCAATGTGATTCCCTCTTATATTTTTCTGGCTATAAGTGCCGTCCGCATTCCAGACATAATCACACTCATAGCCGCAGGAAATTTCCCGCTTCCCGCGCTGGATTGCATCAATCAGTGCACGGTCTTGAATATGCAGGTCGGCAACAACAAAATCCTGCCACTCCCCAGTACCATGCCGTATATTCTCTGCATGGCCTTTCAGATACATAGTTGCAGTATCCGGTGTGAGAAGCTCCGGCGGGTGATTATCCGTTACAGGCTTGCCCTCAAAGCTTGCAAGCGCCGTCTCGGAAAAGACCTCTTCCGAAGACCTACAAACTGTAAAGACCTGCTCAGATTCCGCGCCAGTCAGCCCGATCTCGCGTCCTAGGTATTGCTGAGTTCCTGTCCGTGCGATCGGAACATTTTTGCAAATCAAAAAGCCCTCTCCAGTTTCCAGCTGGTTAGGGCTTATCGTATAACCATAATATGCAAGCATGTGTGCTCCTTCCTGTTGCGACGTCGCAACTAAAAATGAGTATAAAAATACCACCGGCCTAATGACTGGTGGTATTATTCCTGACTATAAGGGCACTTGGAACATATTTCCCGTGCCTTTTCAATATTCTCAATTTCTTCCAATTCTTTTGTAGATGACACCTTAAAAAAACGATTCAAGCACATCATGGAGTCATAACACAAATCTGCGCATATTACTTTTTTGTATACCGGGCAATAATGGTCCGCTTCATAGTCTAAATCATAAGCCATTTTTTCGAATCACCTCCAAAATCGTGCATGTGCTGTCATCAAAATCAGTGCTATTCCACGCCGTCTTATAAATCCAGTCCTTCCCGCTTTTTGTAATTACGCACACACCAGAAGAACTATAAAATGCCTGGCGTTTTCCTCCCCACTGCACAAACATGCAATGGGCATTGTTCATGTAACTGCGAATATCATCATCCGTTATCTGTCTTTCCATCATACGATGCATGATATGATACGGATCATGTTTTCCTTCTGGAAGAATAAATGCTTGCTTCTTTTGCGGTGGCAGAGGAACGCCAATATTTTTAATTCCAAGCTTTTTCAATTCTTGTGCAACATTGTAATACTTCTTGTTGCTGGATGGATACTTTTCTAAGTACTCTTTAAGACCTTTTATGTACTCCCATTTCTCAGGATCATTATACTTCAGATCACGGAACTTGGCAAAGTCTTTCGGAATATCTTTTCCCAATACAACTCGGTATTCCTTGTGCTGCTTCATATCCCGGTACAACTGCTGCCGGTTCCTCTGCTTCTCCCGGTATGCTTCAACCTGTTTCTTGGTTCGTGGATCCCGACTCAGAGGGTTCTTTTCGATGCTTGAAAAATCCTTATCCTGCTGGATCCGCTCTGCGCTCTTGCCGATTGTGGTATACTTAATCAAGCTGTGCAGGCAGTTTGGGTGGATATTGAGGTAGGTGTTGGTCAGGGCATTACTTCCGGAAGGATCAATCTTCCCAAATGCCACCGTCAACGGCGGATAATCTGGATTCGTACCGCTCTTGGAGTAAATGCGTCCTTCCAGCGGTGCGCAAACAGGACAAGTGCTTCCAATCTTTACTATCTGCCATAGATCATAGTCATCAGCAGTGAGCAGCGCCGCCACCTGTGCCTGACGAGCTGTAGTACGGACAGCCATGTTTCCATAATCCTGCATGGACCATTTTCGACCACGCTTGTCAACGAATACAGGAATGCCCTGATTTTCCATTTCCTGTACAAAGGATTTACTCCCGGTGATCCACGGCTTCCCCTCTGCTTCTTTCTTTAGTACCGCCTGCAACGCTTCTTTCCGCAATGGGTCATCTTCCAAGCGTGCGATGGTAAACACCTTCTGAGCGCTTTCATATGCCCCCTCTGTGGCTTCTGTGATCTCGCCCAACAAATTGTTGGTCAGCTGCTCTGCAACGGATAATTGAACCGCTGACATTCCTCCACCAGTGATGCTTCTGGCATTTGCATAGCCTGCTGCATCTTTGTCCGAATGATAAAAGATTTTCTCAATCATCTTTGGGACATAGTTCCAAGATTCATCCACCAGACTTTGCAGTATCTTCTGGACACGTTCCAGCGCTGCCACCTCAGCATACTCAACATAGCCCACTGCCCGCTTGCGCTTAATCTCGTTGATGATGTCCCGCTCTGCCCGTAAAAAGAGCAGCCGCATATAGGCCGTAACATCATTATCTGGTGGTCTAATCAAAGCTGGCATGTATCATCACATCCCTTCATCCCCGGCACCCATATCAGTCTTAAACTGTGACGGCATCATAATGCCTGCCATAGGATCCTGCATTGCCTTGGCATCGCTGTAAGTTCTTCCCTCACCGGCTTTTATGCTATCATCCGAGATATGACCAAAAAGTCCGGTTTCATCTGCCAGTCCGCGCAGTTCTTTCAGCGCGGTAGCCGCATCTACCAGATCATTCTGATAGGTCGCAAGGATTGCATTGGTTTTCCGCTCGCCCATTTCCGCGGTCTTCTCGGCATCCGGTGTCTGCATAAGCGGGAAGACAATGTCCAGATCGTCCGGAATCTCTCCCCAGGCTGATAGTGCCGCAATCGGAAGCAGCCGCTCGATGATCGGTCTCAATTCCGTCTCCCGCAATCCGTCTATGTAATCGTAGTAATTATTTAAGTCGCTCTCACCCGTGGCATTCATGCCGGCCGGAGAACGTCCGAACAGCTTTGTTACCGGCGTGCGGGCAGCTCCGGCCACATCCATCATCATACGGTCGTACACATCCGGCAGTCCTGTAAAAGTATACTGAGTGTTGTGCATCACATCACCCTTGTTGATCACACGGGTACCGAAGTTGCTCTCCATGATTGACTGGGCCCGCATCAGATTCCAGAAATTCTGCTGTGCTCTGGTGTTGGCAGAACCAAGCAGCTGGTCCAAGCCGTCTGATTCCAGGTAATTGATGTTTGCCCGAAAAGTCAACGCCGCAATATTGGCAGACACATTATCCCGTTTCACAATCTCGTTGTAAATTGCTTCTATCTCCGATTCGCCCCAATACTGCTCCACGATCTGCTCCATCCAAGGGAGTTCCCGACCTATAAAGCGGATCACCCGGCTGTGATGCACCCGAACGGCTGTGCTTCCTGTTTCTTCATCCCGGATTGTGTAATATTCTGGGAGCCCATAATCTGGATCTTGTGGGTCCGACACAATGCTGCCCTCTGGGAATATGCCGGACCACCTGTCTAGGATCTGCAACCCCTGGAAGCTGTCCGGCATTACTGTATTGAGATCTAACGGCTGGCTCATATCGTTGTGCCCTTTGATCAGGATAATCCCAGCAGCTCCACCATACAGCCTGCCCCAGTACATCCCCAGAAGCAGTTTCTTGCGGATCTGCGTTTTCCGCTCCAGCCGTGTCATACGGTCAATATAATCCGGTCCAACACCCGACTTGATTTCGTACCACTTACGCATGATATCATTCGGGATCGTGGCTATGATGTTCTGCACAATCCAGTTTTCCCGGTACAGACTGGTGAGCAGCTGATAATTCTGCGTCATGCGGGTCATCGGGTATTCCGTAGCCTGCAAAAGATCCATAGTCCCGAAGCCCGTACGGGCAGCAGGATTAGAAAAAGCGTCCATCGTTGCGGTGGGCGCTTGTTTGTCTGCCCGAGATTTACGGGCGTTTCTTCGTTTCGACATGTCTCTCTCCTTGTTGCGATATCGCAATTATTTTCCGATCCGCCACTTCGGCAGCTTCGTGTAACAGTAATACCGGAGTGCGTCCGGTCCGTGGTCCTTCTGCTTCACCGGCTTCTCCTCACCGCGCTCCGCTGCCTTATCATCCCAGACATACGACCGCATCTCCCCGGTCAAGCCCTTACACTTCCGATTAATGCGGATCATCCGCCTGGCCAACAAAGAACCTACCACACGAATACCGTCCAGAACTTCATTGTTGGCCGTTGTAACGTAAAATCCACGAGAACGCAATTCTGCGATGAAGGAAGCTGCGGACGGATCAATCACAATCTCACACCAGTCCTGATCTTCCGGTCCCATGAACGTCTCCATGTCATCCGCATACTGCGCATCCGTTTTTTGCGGATTTCCAGTTCTCTGCGCTTCTTCTGATCGGCTGTCCCAACGATACTCCCGGTCAATCCAGAGCGTTGTTCCATCATCCCATACCTCCAGGAACACGCATGGGTTTGTCGTTCCGTAATCCACTGTGATGCACTTGCTGGCTATATTCTTTAATGCCGGCGGCCGCTCCTCATCACTATACAGGTTAGCATCCGTGAGCATCGTATAAATCAGACCTTCAGCTACCGCCCACAGGCCCTTGATGTACCGCAGATAGAAAACACCAACGTACATACTCCGATACCGTTCTTTCACCTTTTCGGACAGGCTCAGATTGTCATCCATTGTGAAGTGCAGATACAACAGACGCTTTTTCTTACGCTTGTCAATCCAGTTAAGCTTAAACCAGTGCATCGGACCCGCCGGGTTGCAATTAAACCACCAGGTCGATCCCTCTACAGAGCAGCGAGCCGTTGCCTGGTTGACGAAACTCTCTGGCATCAATGCAACCTCATCAAAAAAGGCCCCCGCTGCCGTGATACCCTGTACCAGGTCTTGGGAACCTTCGTCCTTGCCGCCAAATATGTAAAAATAATTTGTCTTTCCATTTCTGCTAATCTCCAGCATGTTCGGGAAGTCCCCGGAAATATGATAAATCCAGTGATACCCGCGGCTGGTAAGCATCAGCTTCAGATTCTGCAGCACGTTACGTTTAAAGGAGCTGATGGTCTTGCCCGCCATGATAAAATTCTGGCCGTCATACCGTGCCATTGCCCACATGACAAAAGACAGGCTCATGCTCACCGTTTTTCCTGATCGGATTGCACCATCGGCAATGATGCCCGCTGCATCCTTCACCGGGCTGTTATCTGCCCACCAGGTAAAGATTTGCCGCTGCTTCCGGGAGAACTTCTGGAATTTAAATATCGGACGTTTCTTCTTCATCTTCCGCTTTTACCTCCAGAGATTCATCACCAGCCCAGTCATCCGCAGCAGAACCATTCAGCGCATCCAGAAAACCATCATCCTCAGACTCTTCCTCATCCAGCTCGCCTAACTTCCTTGCTGCCATTTCCAGCTTCTTTGTTTCGATTTCCAACCGAGCATCATCCACACCGTAACGATGCAGCGCATCAATGGCAGCCTGCTTCCTGGCCTGGACACGGGTCAGCGCATCCTCGATATTCTGGATCTGACCCAGCTTGCCGCGGTATTCCAGAAGATCAGTCTCCTTATCCTTTTCCAGTCCGCTCTTATGGCTCACCACCGTCAGACCAGTCTCATCTCCCGATGATGCCCCGGAATCATCCAGGGACATCCGCAGCAGGTTAATCCGCTTTAGCATCCGGCGTTCCCGGACGGTCAGAAGCTGAATCTCCTGCATGAGAAGCTTCTGCTTATCCTCCGGCACGGCCTGAGCCAAGCGCTGCTCCTCCGGATCCAGGCAATCAAAAAGGAGAGTTTCGAACTCTCCCGTGGTGACTGCATTCTTGTTGTTCTCTGGGGCTGCACCGCCTCTGTTTCCGGCAGCGTTCTTGTTTCCAGGCTGACCGCCTTTCCGTTTCGCAACGTTGCGTTTCTTTTGCAACGTTGCATTCTCCCAGTCATATCTATTTTTCCAGCTTCGGATTGTCCCCTCTGGGATTTTCAGAAGCTCAGAAATCTCAATAAGTTTCTTGCCTTCCAGGAACAGTTCTCTGGCCTGCTCCATTCTGGCATCTGGCGCTCTGGCCATGCACCACCACCTCTCATTCGTGTTTGTTTTTGGGTATGAGAAAAGAGCCACACGGGGTGGCCCTTACTTTTTATGAATCACTTGTTTTATACATATTAGGGTGCGTGTATCGATATATTTTTAAAGCATAGTCTTGATATTCTTCCGTACACATTTTCAATTTATCATGTGCATTATACATAAATAATTTATCGTCCTCAGTCAACACTTTCTTTGCTTTAAAACTCATATAAATAGCGTAATTACTTTCAATCTCTATAAAATTTTTTCCTAACACATCTATCATATCTTCAAAGCCCTTTTGCGCCTTATAGTATCGAGGTTCTTTGGGCATATCATACATCTTTTTGCAAAATATAAAAGGATTTGTTAAATTAAATCTTACTGCTGCATACATTGTTGACATGTATGATTGCACATCATAAAGAAACTTTCTGTTTTCTTCTATCTGCTCTTTTTTCTCAGGCAAAAAATTAACCACTATATAGAAAATATAGCTACAAATGTAAGACTGAGAAATTCCACTTAATACATCATTCCCATTTAAAAGAAATGGTTGAATTTTAAGTGGCACTATACTCCATATAGGCTCCGAGCTTCCTTTCACAACAAGATATACTGCTGGAAGCAATAATACTGTTAGTAATATAAAATATTTCGAAACACTTACCCTGATTTTTACCTTCTTATTGTTTTTCTTCATCGTGCATTCCTCCGCTTGTATTTTACACAAAAATGTACGTAAAAAGCAAGCAAAAGAAAAGCACCCATCTCGCGACAGGTGCTTTCATGAAAAAGGGCTTCTTATGAAGCAAATTGGAACGGAAGGACTCGAACCCTCGACACGCTGGATATAAGCCAGCCGCTCTAACCTGCTGAGCTACATTCCATTAAGCACAGCCGGGTGTATGGGCCGTGCTGCAGCTGTTTGCAATCGGTAGCTGCCAACCAGTCCGCGCAGGTGGGCTCGAACCACCTCCTGCATAGCCAGTGCCATGGTACACTACGCAGGACATCCAATCTGTTACGCGGAGAGTCCCCAGCCAGGCTGTAACATCCGGCGGGGGAATACCTTTGGGAGAAGGTATGCGTAATCCATGCGGCGCCGTTCGCACCAATCACATGATGGTTTCATCTCCCTGATCCGTGTGTGGGAGGAATTTTGTTAAGGCAGTAACTTAACCATGAAGTAGACTGCCACTGTCCGGCGCATGAAAGCAAAACGGTAATCAAAATGACGAAGCCGCCAGCTGTACGCCTTTGGCTTCATGCTACACTATAACACTTTGAAAACGAAAAATGTGAAAAAAGCGAAATAACTTAAGCCGTTTTCATAAAATTCACATACTCCATTCTTACGCCATCGGCCGTTGCCTTTCGCCCCATCCGGATAGCCACCTGATTCCAGGTTAATCCCTCGAAGATTTTATACTTGATAATCCGCTGCATCCTCATCGGTATGGTATTCAGCCACGCTTCCACGTCGTGCTTTATCCTCTCAGCATTTCGAAGCCGCTCCCGCAGGATCTCTTCCAGGCGGTCCTCCTCTCCCGGATCCTGTACCAACGGATATGCAATCCCCTCGATATGGAAGGTCTGAGCCGTATAAGGAAACTCATGTGAGGATCCTTTCACCGCATCCAGTTCACGCCGCTTCTTGGCCTTGCGGAGCTTCAGCAACGCTTCCTTAGTTTCCTTTACCTGGGCGCAGGCATCTATGTAATCGCTTAAAATCCGTTTATCCAACGGCATCACCTCCAGTTGTTAACATCTTCTGCTACCTACCGATCACCACAAATGGAACATCATTCTCATAGCAATAGCAAAACCAGTACCAAAATTTATACCAATGCTAATCCATTTTGCGGACCATTTCATACCTTCAACAATTTCTTTTTCCCATTTCTTCATCCAGTGCTATCTCCCATCACCATGCTCGTAATAATTCAACAGGTCACCAATTAAGTGTAAAATCAGTAAAAACCATGCACATCCGTATTGCCATGCGCTGACAGCCCCGCCTCCAGTACTCATATTACGGAGACCGATTACCAGCCACAGTGTTAGTGTAATCCATCTCATAATACCCATTCCATCTCACCTCCATCCTGGCACCGGCTTAAGCACATATCAACTCAGATCTGCACCACTACTCAAAAGCCGCTGCCGCGTCTCCTCCAAGTCCACCGCCTGCTCCCTGGTCATCGTCCAGGACTTACCCGCCTTGCACACTGGCTCAGGCTCTACGACCTCAAACGTATACTCACCATAAAGCTTGTTGCCGCCGCTGGCGTGGCTCCGGACAGTCCCGGGTGTACATTTAAGCATATCCGCAGCATCTACTGCCGTGTACTCGCCGATTAATTTACCTCTGCGGCAAACTTTATATCTTTGGGTTACAGCCACCTACCACCGCCTGCCTCTCTCATCGACCACGGTCACCTTGCCCAGAATCCGCACATGGCAGATCACGCTCATCAGTTTCATGGCTCGCCGGAAGTTAATTACTTCCTCCGGCGGCTTATCGGCCTTCCGGATGGCCCGGCCTGCGGTCGGATCCGGATAGCCCTCGTTATTTTTGTACATCGGCACCTCCTGGAAAATATCACTCCCCATAAACAATATCTCTTGCAATGTCATACAAATACGGATAATCAAACGGATTGAAATTGAACCCATATAGCCGGAAAAATGCGTCATTGCTCATCTTAAACCATAAAACAGCCCAATCAATTAAGCTTTTCCCTTTATATTTCCGCATTGCATACATGGTTTTCGCTCTACTGTATGCTAGTCTACGTACTAATTCCATAGCATCCTCCAAATTCTTAATTTAAAATCTCTTTTAATTTTCTTGCAACCGCGTCATTTATCTTGGCTTTTAACACATCCTCGCATTTACCTTCCACATCATAAAACGAAAGAGTGTAGTCCATTCTTTTATCTACCGTCTGTTTAGTTATTTCTTCAAAATCTATTCCTCTCACGATTGGCTCAAGAATGGAATAAGCCACACTTTTAACAGCGTTTCGGATTTCTCCTTGATAATAATCCCACCCTACTTCGCCAAGCTGCCGTTTTACTTCGCGTTCAGCCTCTTCTTTTATGATTTCACCGCATGTATTTCTAACAATTTCTCTGACCTTTGCTTTTACAGCTTTAACTACCTCTTCGTCAAAAATTTCATTTTCGGACAGGTTGATTCCCAATGTTAATCTTTTCATGGCATCCTCCAGTCTTAATCCGGATCATCCGATCCATCATCATTCCAATATTCTTCAAAATTCTTCGCTGACATCTGCACAAATTTCTCATAAGCAGCCGCTTCCTCATCAGTCAGTTCTTTATTAGCCACCTTTGGTGGTTCTAGCACAACAATTCCATATTTGGCGCGAATCTCTGCTCTGGTCATGTTCGCTCCTTCCGATATGGCTCCGGTAATGGCATCCAGGCATTAACATACAGATCATGCTCAATAAAACTCTCATCATCATCGCCCACCCGAAAGGTGCCGCCATCATCAGTACTTGCCGTATATCGTCCGATCATCGGTATGCTGAAATTCTCAAACGACAGTAAGACCAGCTCTTCCGGTTCTGGCAACTGTTCTGCCACTGGAACCCAGCTATGCTTACTCCGCTCCTCCTGAAGTTTTCCCAGAAGTTCATGTGCCTGGCTCTGGCTAAAATCATTGACCCGCTCAACATCCGCTGGACTCAGACCGGTATCCTCGTAGTCTTTCAGCTTATAAAGAGCTCCATATAGCTTTCGGCATACTTCCTCGGTGATTACGAAGCCAGCGTGCAACTGGTCCCATTCAACACCTTTTAATTTCCAGTTACCAGATAGCTCTTTTTCAGTTAATCTTCCCATCATTTTCCCCTTTCTGCAGTTCCTTCAGCTTCTCAATCATGGATGATCGATTACTCTGACAATTTCGGAAGAACTTTCCTGGCTCCAAGATATACTGCTCATTTGCTCCGTAGCCCTCTGCATAACGAACTCCAATGCCAGACACATAATCTGGCTGCATGTAGTGATATGTCCGAATCACAAAGCTTGTCCCATCGGGCAAATCATACCGATAATACCGTTCTCCAGTCTCCTGGGTTTCAATCCATAACGGCCAGGACTTATAGTTGTCAACAAAAGCTGCGCGCTGCTCATTGTTTTTAAGCACCGGAAGCTCCGGCTGCTCAACCTCTTCCGACTCCTGAGCAGATGCATCATGTGCCAGAAGAAACATCTCATACGCCTGAATCATCATGCTATATTTGGCGTAGGTATACGGCTGGCTCTTCTTCCAGTGGTCGCTCATCAAGTTGAGAGCTTCCTTGGCATCCTGAATCATGTTCTCCAGGGTATGTCGGTCATACTCAATCGGTTCCGGATCCAGCTCTTTTTCTGTTTTCGCATCTTCTGTCTGATACTTTCGCCGCTCTGAAGCGTAGCACTCCAGTCTGCAGTCTCCATGCTTCGGACACTCCCAGCAACAACAATTTGTGCAATCTTCACCGGTTCCAGGGATAACCTTGTCCTCATCTGCCAGGCTACAGTCATACAGCGGATTATGCAGGCACTTCCCAGAGCGCTGCTTTTCGGCAGCGGATTCATGATTATTGGCAGCAGGCTGAGCAGCGGTCTCCAAAACCGTCGATGGTGTTTCCTGTTGCGATGTCGCAACAGTTTCTTCCAGCTCTTTTTCTGCAGCCGCTCTCTTGCATGCCAACTCACACGGATTTTCACATCTGCTGCAGCACGGTGCCGCCTCTTCATTACCTGCACAATGGTACGCCAAGTCGTGATTTACAAACTGGCACTGGTTCCCCATCTGCTCTGTCAATAAATCTAACGATCTTTCTGCAACAATCTCGCACGGAAATGGATTCCCACACGGTGCATACCAGCATTGACGCTCTTTTCCACGAATATCACAATCCATCTCTGCGCAAGAAAAGCAATAATGCCCTCCTTCACAGTTCGCTTCAGCCAGCAAGCTTCCTTCCGGATAAACTCTTTTCGGTGTACCATAGGCAGATAACTTTTCTGGCTGCTCTTCCGGCTCCGTGCCGCCCATCATCTCCTCCAACGTCATCGTGGTCTGGATTGTAGCAGGCTGAGTCACCGCCGGCGCTTCCGGGAACACCTCTGGAAAGTCTGTTTCAAAATCCAACTGCCCTTCCAGTTCAAAGTAAGGAATCTCCTTCGGCTGCCGCATGGCCCGGATCTCCTGGACTTTCATTTCCGGCTTGACCTGCTCCAGCTGCTCATCCGTCAAAGACAGCATCTCCTGGAGCTTGGACTTCTCGAAATCCTTGTATTTCTGGTCCACAATCGGACTGTTGCCATCCAGGGAAAACCGGTCATTCATGCTCATATACCGGCTGGCTGTAGATTTGCTGATACCGTACTCCGCCATTGCAAAATCCCAGATACTCTCATGGCCTTCCTCGCGGTACAGTTCCCCGTCCCGAATAAGTTTGAGATAATATCCGATGGCAATAAAGCTCCGTGCCGCCGATTCGATGTTCGTCCGGATAAAGATCTTCGCATCATCGTAACTCACATTTTTATACCAGCTGCTCGCGGTCGTAACATCAACCGCGTAATCTTCACATTCATCCTGCTGCTCAGTTGCAGCAGTGCTTTTCTCTTCCTCTCCCATGTTCCTCTCCCTCAGTATCTGTCCAGGCTCTCGCCGACCATATCAATCCACAGAATGCACTCCCGGGTGCCGCCCGGCAGCTCCACCAGACAAAAGTATTTGCTTGCCGTGGATATCACGCGGGCCAGAACCGGCACGCTGATCAGCTTTGCGCTTTCATTCCCGAGTACCACCGTCTTAACACTTCCGACGCGGATCCGGTTGCCGACACGGGCCTTATTGCGGGCCTGTTTGATTCTCCAGGATCCTATGCCCAGCTCCGGCCGCTTTCTGCACTTAGACGGGTTCAGCCCATGCCGACTCAGGTACATGTACACCGTGGATTCTGTTCTTCCGATCCTGGCAGCGATGTCGGGAATGGATTTTCCTGCAGCATGCAGCTCCAGGACCATTTTCTCGGTGTTATTCATCTGCGCCACCTCCGTTTTCTTCAATCATCTTCCGCGCTTGCGCTGCTACCATAGCATCATAGTCCGTATCCCGCTGCTCAAAGTTGCAAAATTTATTACCAGCTGCCGGTTTCCCACTACCTTTGCCTTTTGATCCCAGAGCATACACACCGATCCAGTTATTTTTTGTGGACTGGTCAAGGATAGCCGCCTGCTCCTGTGGATTGCCGGACAGCTTTGCCAGGTCAACCAGCAAAAGACGGATGCTGTAATCTGTCATGGGTTTCCCCGCCTGCTTCCGGAAATCCAGATAGCCGATAAGCGCTGCATTCAAAACAGGATCCGGAACGTACTGGCTCTCCCTATAGATTTTATTTAATTTTGTTTTATTTTCTTTACTTTCCTTTTGTGGAATTTCTGTAACATTTTTATGGGTTTCTGTTGCAGAAATCGGCTTTTTTGTGACAGAAATAGCGTCTGAGGGTGCACTTAATAAAGGTTGACCCGAATCATCAAGCAACCAGTATTTATCTTTATTAACCTTGTTTCGTGAAGTGACGAGGGCGAATCGTCGCTGGATTCCCACAGAGGTTATAACCCCATGCTGAAGGAGGGTTGTCTCGAAGAGCCCTAATTCCCCGCAATCAAGAATAACTTGTGACACAAGGCGCTTTGTCACCCATTTCGCACCGATGATACGGACGATCATAGTAGATATCCGATCAATCGGCTCTGCCAGGTAATAGCCGTTTTTATAAATTTCTGTCAGCAGCGCGTCATAAACAGTTACGCCAATCGGCCCGCGCAGCTCCAACAGATCCATAATTTTGTAATCGTTGTAAAAATCCACATCTTTCGGAAAGTAGCTTAGTCCCTGCTTGATCGGACGACCCATTGGCGACCTTCACCTGCTTTCCTTTTTATATGCCCCGCCGTAAAGTCAGCGGGGCAGTACCAGCGGCGTTCATGTTCGTGACACATTAAACCGCAGAGGTAACAAATTAACCGATAATGGTGATCATGTCCTGGATTTCTTTCGGCATGTCAGCCAGCAAGGTTGCCAGGTAATCTTTGATATTCTGGATCGCTTCGTTTCTCCAGATACCGCCCTCGGCCTCGACAAGTTTAAAGGTCGGCTCCTCATCGTCACCGATCCGGAACACAAAATTGCTCTCTGGCTGCGGAACTTCCTGGAAGGTGCGGAACGGTTTTAATCTGGCCGGATTCGGCACCAGAGCATCCGCCTTTGTGGCCACACCGGTCTGCATGGTAACAACCTGACTCACACCATCATCACTGTAAGCTGCGTTATTTTTCTTCTCGATGTTTCCAGAAACCTTCAGAATCAGATTCAGATCCGTGGTCGGCTGGAAGTTGGCCTGCAAACCAAGCATAAAACCTTCCTGATCATACCAACGGTCAAAACGGAACTCTGACACGATGGCTTCTGCTCTAAACAGCGTCTCACGTCTACGATCCGCATCCAGAACGGATACCAGACGCACCTCGGTCGGACTTTCCACGTGAATAATCATCTTGCGACCACGGAATTCCTCGTGACAGTTTTCAATATAGTCAGAGAGCGCAGTCAAAGTGGATGCAGTTACCGGCTTTGCATAATCAGCCTCGTCATAGCGCTCCAGTTCTCCACCACCGCTGCGGGCATAAGTCTTGCCCGCAATCTCGACTACCTCAGTCTTTGCTGCATTGTTTCCAAGTTCCACTACATAGCCTAAAGCTTCTCTTAATCCTTCTAACATATTCTTACTCTCCTTTTTCTCGTGATAGGGACATGAATCATCAAATGATGTCCAGTCCCAATAGTTTTCTGATTCTTCGCAGTCACACATAAATCCATCGTCTACCGCGATATGATACTTACAGATTTTACAGTTCTCACTCACTGTACCCTCCTCAGATCAATCGGTTCCTGTTGCTTCGGTGCTGCCGTCTCGTAAATTTCCCCGGTTTCCGGATCAAATGCCTGTACCGGCGGAGCTGGAGGCACCACCTCGGCTTTTACCGGGATCATGTTCCCCTGTACGGAAACTGCCTGGCTTGCATCATCGATCTCGCTCATCTGTACCGTACCGGTCCGGGCATCCTTGCCGATCAGCATCATGGTCTCGTCCGCCAGCGGCGGGGCCAGGCTGACATTGGTTGCGATGGACGTTTTTACACTGCGTCCGGCGTCTGGCTTAAACGTCAGCTTGATCGTCAGGGTTCTGGCCTTCTGCGGATCCGCATTGGTATCCGCAATGTTCTGGACGATCTGGCGCATAGCCAGATTAAAGCGCTCCAGCAAGGCCCCCCCGGCGAACCGGTCAAGGCTCATAAATTTTGCCATTATGTACTACTCCTTTCGTTTTAATTAAAGAAATCGTCCTCTGCATTGCCTGCAGATTCTGCTCCTTCCATCTTTTCCGGCTGCTCTGGAGCCGCTTCTGCCTGGTCAGCTTCAGATACCTCATAATCTGCATAAACATCTTCCGGCTCATTATCCACGTAATCCATGGATCCATCCTCACGAATGACAGCCATATCCGCATTAACTGCAGTCTGCATCTCAATGCTCATGATACCCCACTTACTGATCAGCTGACGGAGCATGGTTTTATACGCCATGCCATCAAAGTCCTTATACCAAAAGCTGGAATACATCCATTCATCATCTTTCGGATAATTCCCGGCTTCAAAATCTGCAAAAGATACCCTTTTCTTTGTTCCGTACCGGGTCTTAACGGTAGTTTCCTTAATAAAAAATGCCTTGCTGTACTTATCCGCATGAGCCAGCATCTTGCGCTTGCTCCAGTAAAGAGCTTTCCGGAAACCATTGGTGTACTCAAACATGGCATAATATCCAATGGTAGGCGCTTCCTCTCTGAGTTCTTCATCCTCAATCAGACGGACCTCAATTTCCTCATTCAGCGGGTCAAATCGGATCAGCTCACCTTCCTTGATTGCCAGGACATTCAGCTTTTTATACTGGCCGGAACGAATGGCCAGCTGAATATATCCCTTATAACCAATCTGGAACTGCGCTTCTTTAACACCTTTCTTGCTGTTATCATATGGAACCATATAGTACTGACCAAGCTGCGGGCTCGGTGAAAGATTTAAGGATTCTCCCAGGAGTGCCGCCGACACGATACTGGGGTTCGTACATTCCTGCAGTGCCGGATTCACCTGCACTGCGGAAACGATACTGGAAATAAAACGCGCTCCGTTCTTTCCGCCAACAACGCTATTAATCTGATTTCTGACCGCATCCTTTGCCAGATACACGGTAAGACTGCTCTGCTGCACCTGGGCTTTCTTTGCCAAGCTGTTTCCTACTGCCATAACTTTTCCCTCCTACTGTTTCGGCACCGGTTCATACCGGATTCCATTCTTTTTCAAAAAGTCTTTTAAGGCTGCCTTCTGCGCCGCATTTACATATACCCGGAAGTCCAGCACATGCACCGGATCTTCCACGGTTTCCATTACCGGAATGCTCTGCTGCGGCTGTGCTGCTGTTTCTGGCATCGACTGTCTTCCGGCACTCATCACCCGTTCTGCTTCCTGCTGCCGCTTTGCTTCACGCTCGGCTTTCAGCTTCGCCTGCTGCTCTGCGTAAAGCTTCCGGCGCTTCTCATCCTCTTCCAGACGGTTACGCTCTGCCATTGCTGCGCCGATATCATAGGACTGTAAAAACACCCGTTTCATATCTCCGGCATAAGGGCTGTCTACCTCATTTAAGATGGCAATGCCCTCAGCAACCTTCTGGATCAACGCCAGAATCTCCTCTTTGATGGATTTCATGGTCTTAGAGGCGTTGCCATATTCCGGCTTCACGACACGATTCCACGGCAGATACTCCGCCAGATCCTGAATGTTATCCTCATAAAACTCCCGGACCTTGTCCAGCTTTTCATTGCGTTTACGCTCTTCATAGCCTTTCACCTGGCCGTCGATGTTATCAATGGCCTTCTGTACGATCCCGGTCAGCTCCTTCACCTGCTGCCCGAAGAGCTCGTCCGGCTCCAGGAGCTTCTTGCGGATTTCGGTACGCTTACCGGTCAGTGCATCCTTAAATTTATTGAGCTTTGCCCGGTCTGCCTTGGCATCACCGATTGTGTCGTCCGTATAAACAGAGGTTTCATATTCCTGCGCCACAGCGCTAATCTCTGTTTTCAGCTCCTCGAAGTTCCAGTCAATTTTCTGGATAAATCCCGCATCCTGCGGGCTGTAAATTTTCAGTTCCATGCTGTCCTCCTTTAGATTGCTGGAAGGATAAGGTTAGGGCGGCGGCCACTCTGGACATAATCCCAGAAGCGCCGCTCCGCTTCCACCAGACACTGAATGTCTGCCTCTACATCCTCCCGCTCGATTATGTAATCTCTTGTTTCAATCAGCAGTGTGCCGGCTCTCTGGTTCTTAAGCTGCGCTCTCAGCACCACAAAATCCCATTCGGTGACCGCCAGATAATGCAGCACCTGGCAGAAATAGTTGTCCGGAATCCTGCCTCGCCACTTCTCCCACTGGCTGCCCTGCAGGATCTTCGTGGTTTTGATCTCCAGGATTCCGCGTCGTCCTTGCTCATTCGTCAGCTCGCCATCCAGGGAAGCGTGCATCCAAGGGTACCTGTCATTCTGAAACATGTTATCCTCATCGTAGGACACCGTATACTCCGGATGATCCAGGGCAAACAGAGCGCGGAGATGTTTCTCTGCCTCCGTTCCATACTGAACATATTCCTTATCTGAAATATCTTCCGGTTCAACCAGGCCCATCTTCTCTTCCCAGAGCTGGACATTATCCTTATAAGGACTCATCCCCACACAGGCCGCCGCATCAGATCCGCCGATATGGTTCCGTCTTGCCTGCAGCCATTCTTCCCGGCTGCCAAACACCTGCTTTGTTACTACCATCACACTGCCTCTTTCTCTTCCTTCACCAGTTCCACCCAGTCATACACACTAAGCGCCACATCATTTGCCTCGTCACCGGAGACGATGACCTTATCCTTCAGCCACTGTATCCGCCGGATGGTCAGCACCATCTCCTGAACAAAATTCCGGGAGCGGAAACGGATCATCTGGCCGACCTGCAGGCTGTTGACCGGGTGACGGCCAAGGCTGATCAGATTCTTCATGATTTCTTCCCTTCTCTGCTTGCACCAACTTCGATGGCCATCAGCAAAGCATCCTTCGCTGCAGCTCCGTTGCTGGCAACTTCCGCTTCCAGAATCTCATCAAGTCTCATCCGGGCTGAAGAAAGCAACAACAAGTATGCTTTCTTATCTCCTTCGCATGCTTCTTTCATTACCTGGGCCATACCGGCCACTGCCATCCCTGGAAAATGCACCGGATCTTTAATAGTTCCAACAAGTCCGGCAATGCGATCATATTTTTTATCGCTCTCGTCGTAGGTTCCAGTAAGAATATGTGCAAACTCGCTTTCCTTCTCAAAAACTTTCTTGCCATCCAGCTCGATAATCACTTTTACCATTGCTTTTCTCCTTCTCCACATCTATAATGAGGGTGTAAAATAATATTTTTTATTTACTTGATTCCCCGGAAGTTGCCGCTTCTGGGGTTTCTTCTTTTCGATACAAGCGACCTAATTCTACGTTGATCATTGCCAACAGAAAGCTATAGGACGTTGCTCTTGCCTCTGGGCTGACTGCGTTGTTCACAGTTTTCTCAACCAGCTTTTTAAGTGCCAACGTGATATCTTTATCAGTTGCCTGGCCCAGAATGCAAACCCTGCCGTCTGACTGTTTCTGTGGCGTATTAATAACAGCCAGTACAAACTCACCGGACGTTACATCCTCAACACGGCCATCCTGTTCAAATGTAACCTTTACCATACTTCTCACTTCCTTTCACATTCCTGCCAGCAGCGCGCTGGCCACGCATCCCGCAAACACCGCGCAGATGCCAAACATCACCTTGCCTGCCAGATCATCCAGGTCATGTGCCGGTTCCGGCTTTAATACATCCTCGACCAGGTAAAACACCGGATCGCTGCGGCACTCCACGTAGCTCAGCATCCGCGGGTGCTGGGACTGTACAAAGTTAAGCTTCGCCATCGTTGTCCACCTCCTCCCCATTTGCCAAATAATTTAACAACTGATCTAAATTAATCAGGATCCGGGTGCCAGCTCTGACGATTGGAAATTTCTTCTGCGCGATCATCTTTCGGATGGTCCACTCCCCGATACAGCACTCTGGATCGTTTTCTTTCAGATATGACGCACACTGTGCTGGCGTTCTCATTCGTGGCAATCCTGACATGATAACCACCTCCCTCATTGCTTTTCCTGCACTCCCGTCCTATACTGTACTTACAGGCTCCTGCCAGAGCCGAGTATAAAAAAGGAGATACAACATGAAACTTAATCCCGACTGCATCCGTGACATTCTTGTCGCTGTTGAAGAAATGGAATACAACTCTGCCTACACAATCAGCAAGCTACACGACAAATTACCAGCCTATACTGTAGAAGAATTGAACTACCATTGCCTTCAAATGATTGATGCCAATCTGCTTAATGCCAAAGCAATGAACACCTTGGGATGTACCACTCCGCAGATTTGGAGAATTTTTGACCTTACTTATTCAGGGCATCAATTTTTAGCAGATATCCGGTCCGACACCATCTGGAATAAAACTAAAGATACCGCAAAGACTGTTGGCACTGAATCACTTCATGCGTTAAAGGATATTGCTGTCAATCTTGTCACTTCAACTATCCAGAACAAACTTGGCCTACATTAACATACATCGTGACCGTCAGCTTCGCCGGTTCCTGTGAATCAGCGAAGTTTTCAAGCTTGTATGCGTTCACATTCGGAAGTTCCTCATCATCAAGAAAAATTTTGTCATTCTCGATTTTTAAATTTTTCAGCACGTTCTCACCTCCTACTCCAGCAGATCTTCGATTGCAACACCGAAATACACTGATAATTTTTTAAGACTCTCTAAGCTAGGTGTCGATCTTCCAGATTTCCAATTAGAAAATGCTGTTTGGCTGATTCCTGTTTCTTTTGATATCTGATATACGGTCTTGTCGGTTTTCTCTAAAAGAGCCTGAAATTTTTTGTACAAAATACCATCTCCTTTCCGTAAGTGTAGTATTGAAAATACTTTCGTACTGTGATATACTTTCAAATATAAAACTACCACATCTTATAAAAGTAAGCATATCGCAGTTGAAAGTATTTTATTTCGCTTGCTTTCGCTTGCGTAAGTAAATAATACAACATTCATCGTTAGTAGTCAAGTGATTTTACTAACTTTTGCGAAAGTATGCTATTTTTGTGAAAGGAGCACAAAAATGTACGAAGTCTTTGAACAACTTCTACAAAAGCATGGTGTTACCCCTTACAAAGTTGCAAAAGAAGCAGGAGTAACGCAAACCGCACTTAGTAACTGGAAATCAGGAAGAAGTACACCATCTTCAAAAACATTGCAAAAGGTAGCCGATTATTTTGGCGTAACAGTGGATTATCTTATGACGGGTCGTGCTGAAGCAAAAGAAAAGGCCCCAGAGCTTACAGCCCGGGACGAAAGAGATATAAAGAAAGACCTGAACAACATTATGGAAAAACTTACATCTGGCGAATCTGGACCAGCCAGCTATGACGGTGAAGAGCTCGATCCGGAAGCCGCCGCCCTCTTTAAGGACGAACTGGAAATTGCTCTTCGAAGGCTGAAAATGATAAACAAAGAGAAGTATACGAATAAGCGATATAAGAAGTAGGTGATACTCATGGACGACCTCACACGGGCCAAACGCCTTGTTGCGTATTGTATAAGAAAATATGGTACATCTGATCCATTTGAAATTGCCGACCGACTCGGTGTGCTATATCAAATAGGTAATTGTAGGCATGCAGGCTGCTATATGTTTTTAAAAAATCATAGATACATATTTTTAAGCAATCAGTTGGACTCTGTGGAGATGCGCCTTGTTATGGCCCACGAACTCGGTCATGCTTTACTTGATCGGAAATCAAATTGCTACTTCATTCGAAACAAAACACTATTGCTTGTTTCAAAATTAGAACGTAGAGCCAATTTATTTGCTGCTCACTTGCTAATATCAGATGATACGTTACAAAACTACGCTGGATATACGAAGGATCAATTCTGTCGATGCACTGGATATCCAAAAGAGCTGATTGAATTAAGATTAAATAACATACGATAAGGGGATGATAAAACGATGTTCGGATATATAGGAATCGGAATGTGGACTCTGTTTTTTATATATGGAATTTCCCATAATTATTCTCACTATTCCTTGTTGGATTGGATTGTGTTATTGTTTACCTATTTTGTTCCGTGTTTGGGGGTTTATATATATAAAACCAGAAAAAAGAAAAATGCGGCGGTCATAACACAACGAACAAATGAACAGCGCCAACATTTGCTTGATATGGTTGCAAATTATTCGGTCAATACCATTTCAAATCCAAGCATTCTTTTGAAAAAAGACGAGCTAGCCTACTTTGAGCAACTAGCCACACTGCTTATTACACAAAACAAGGCCATTGGATCTACTGGTCGTAGCTCTGGAACATCAGTACGTATAGCTAAGGGAGTTTATGTTCGTAGTGGTGGATCTGGAAGTCGGAAGATTTATAAAGATGTAACTAGCAGATATATGGGACAGCTTTCTATCACTAACCAACGCATAACCTTTATGCAGGCACAAAAAGCTTTTGAAATACCTTTAGATAAGCTTACCAATATCGCAGCTACTCAAAATAATCTAATTTTGCAGCAGGCAAATAAATCTTATACACTTGAACTTCAGAATGCTGATATTATAGAACAGCTTATTAGAAAAATTTTAGAAAATAAATAAAATGCAAAACCGCCCGGTGCCACCAACACCGAACGGCTTTACATAGATTTTCTCTTGCCGGATGCCCGACCAGATATAAATCAGCTTGAACACCTGAATTATATCATTTTCCTGGGCGTCCTGCAAGGGGCGTTATTTTTGTACCCATTTTTACCGTTGCGACATCGCAACAGAAAGGAAATTGATATATGGCAAGCATCAGAAAAAGAGGAAAAGGCTATCAGGTCACGGTCAGCAATGGACGCAAACCTGATGGAACCCAGATTGTGGAGACCGCCACATTTATTCCGGATCCGGACAAAACAGAAAAACAGAATCAGAAGGCGCTGGAAGTATTCGCTATGAAATTCGAAAACCAGGTGAAAAGCGGCACCTATCTGGATGGCGAAAAAATCACCTTTGATGAATTTTCTGAGCGGTATCTGGAAGAATATGCCGTGCAGCATCTGGATCCGAATACATTGAGCCAGTATAAAACCATGCTCCGACTTCACATCATTCCGGCCATTGGCCAGTTAAAAATGTCAAAGGTACAGCCTGCCAATCTTAACCGGCTTTACAACCAGCTCTTGGTGGAACGCAAGGACGGAAAAGAGGGTGGCTATTCCATAAAAACCATCAAACACGTAAATACGGCCATCAGTGCAATATTTACCCTGGCTGTTAAATGGAATGTCGTTAATGATAACCCTTGCAGGCGCGTGACGCCGCCCACAAGCCGCAAAGAAAAGAAGATTAAGTATTTTACTCTGGAACAGGCAGAAGCCTTCCTGAGGGCGCTGGACAGCGTTTTTGAGGTACGCATTAACGGGCACACCCGCGTTGACGATACCGGAAAATCATACACCGTATCAGACTACACCGAACGCCGTAAGATTCCGACCCAGTACCGGGTATTTTTCAACCTTGCCCTCTTCTGTGGCGCCCGCCGCGGAGAACTGATTGCCCTGCAGTGGAGCGATTTCGATTTTACCCGCAATACCCTTTCCATCACAAAGAGCACCAGCCAGATCAACGGCAAGGCTGTCACAAAGGAAACGAAGACAGAATCTTCCAACCGGATTATTTCAGTTCCGGCAAGTGTCATGGAAATGGTGAAAGCTTACCGGAAAGAATATCTGCAGCTGAAGCTCCGGCTTGGCGATGCCTGGGAAGGTGATAATTTTGTTTTCATCCAGTGGAACGGTCTCCAGATGCACCCCAGCACGCCATATGGCGAATTTAAGAAAATCATTCGATGGTATAATGATTCCGTTAAAAAGGAAGAAGAGAAACTTCCGGACATCCCGCTGCATGGCCTGCGGCACACATCGGCTACATTGCTGATCTCGCAAAATGTGGATGTCCGGACGGTTGGCGGTCGTCTAGGGCACGCTCAGACATCAACCACTATGAACATCTACAGCCACTTTTTGAAGCGCGCGGATGAAGCTGCTTCCGATGCTCTGGAAAATCTGCTTTCGGTGAAGACCAAAAGCACCGAAAATGAGTCCGAAAAAACGTTAGTCAAATGTTAGTCAAGACGCAAAAAGGCACCCTCCGAAGAGGATGCCTTTTTCACTTTTCCCTTAAAATAAGGGATTCTTATACGTGCGCGAGAAGATTCGAACTCCCGACACCTTGGTCCGTAGCCAAGTGCTC